CATGGTTCTTTTGTAAAGCCAATGTTAGCAAAAGATGTTCCTATGAATAAATGGCCGGAGAATAAGATTGTAGACTACAAATATGATGGTAATAGATACCAAATACACAAAGAAGGAGTCAATGTAATTATCTTTAATCGTAAAGGGAATATAGTCACTCCTCAGTTCCAAGATGTGGTAGAGAAAGTGCAACAATATCCTATTCTTAGATGTATTCTAGATGGAGAGATATATCCAATAAAGGAAGATGGTTCTCCTGCTGAACATAAACTAATGGGAACTAGAGTTCACTCTAAAAACCACGAAGAAGCAATAGAAAAGGTCAAAGTTAAATGGGTAATATTTGATTGTCTCAAATATGAACTTGAAACATTAATGAATCTACCTTATTCTGAAAGGCTAGTAAAAATGAAAGACTTACCCGACCAAGCACATAGAATGGAAGAGGGCGGTGATGTTCTAGCATTCTATAATAGAGCGATTAACGATGGTTTTGAGGGCATTATTGTCAAAGATATTAGTTTACCCTATGAAGCAGGAAAGAGAAGCGCAGGGTGGGCTAAATACAAGCCTCCACGCATTGAATTAGATGTAGTAATTACTAAGGCTAGATATGGTGACGGCGCTAAAGCAAATGTGTTTGCTTCTTTTGATATTGCTGTTTCTAGCCCTAATGGGTTTGTAGGCGTTGGTTCCGTTGGTACTGGATTTAGCGATGCTGATTTGTTAAGTCTAACAAATACACTAAGGAAAAATATAGTAACTTATTCAAATGGAACCTATTATGTATCTCCTATAGTTGTATTAGAAGTATCAGCAGATTTAGTTAGTAGAGATGCTAAAGATAATTTAGGACTTAGATTCCCTAGATGTAAAAGAATTAGAGACGATAAATTCGTTGCTGATATTAATACTTTAGAAGATGTGGAGAGGTTAGAATGAATTGGACACTACATAGAATGTATTTTATGGCTATGCTAAGAAAAAATTGGCCTATAAAGAAGGCATACGAAGAAGCAATAGCATTAACTATAGAACAGGAGAGATTAGAATGAATCCAAAAACAAGAGCAAATATTTACCTAAAAAAAATCAAGAACTCCGTTATACATGATGTAGAGGCTCGTATGATATTACAGGCACTTATTATTAATGGCACAATACACGCAGACGAAATATGGAATGCTAAAAAGTTAATTGACGCATATGAATCAGTAATGAATAGAAGGCCTTTTTTGTTCAATGGGGAATCAGAATGATTGAGAAAGGACAACTAACAATGATAGGAACCACCACTTATCTTTGTATAAAAATAGAAGAGGGTTTTGCTTATCTAAAGAACATTCTTCATGAACAAGGAAGGGCTAAAAAAATTAAAGTAGATGAATGTCCCTTTGTTAAAGATAATCAGTTGATTGTTCCCGAAAAGATAGTAGTAAAAAAGCCTAGAACCAAAAGCAAAGTAAACCTCAGTTCTCTAATAAGGGAGAACACTGATTTACAAATATCTCGTTCAGCAAAGAACTTTTTGATGGAATGGTTGGAGACAGCAGTTGCCAATGTAGTTAGTAATGCGGAGAAAAACGCTATTAGGCTTGGTCATTCTAGAATTACTGCGGCACATATCTATTGGGTGGAAACAAACTATGCGGTAGAAGGCTATTGGAAAGATAATGAGAATTATATTAAAGGGTGAATGAATGAACGATATTGAGATAGAAAGGGATTTATTAGATTTCATTAATGCTAATGAGACTGTTCAAACCTATCGGTTTCTAATCTTTGGCCTACCCGAAGAACCTGAAGTTGCTATGTTAGCAAGAGGTCTTTATGTTCAGTTTCTAGGGAAACTAGAGAAAGGAGATGCACTAGTTGTTGCGGAAGAAATTAGCGAAGAAAGAGCAGTTGCTTTTAATTGTTATAGAGGAGCAATACTTACTTTTGCCTTTGCTACACAAGAAGACTTAGAAACAATAGTCAAAACTATTATTCTAGATGGTATAGAATATTTAAGATACAAAGCAGAATACTTAGGAGCAAAAGAGGTGAAAAGCAATGTATAGTAATGATGTACTAAGGGGTATTTTACTAGGAGTTGCTAGACATAACCTAACTATTTATGCTAATGAAAAGGCTAAATTAGGCTATAGTGTTAATTTCTCTTTAAACATAAGAGGTGATGAATTATTTTTAATGGCAGTTAAACGCTCATTATTACAATTTGGAGTTAAGTCAAAAATAAAATTGGAGGAATCCTCCAGAAGAAAAAGACCTCTCTTAAAAATTACTGGTATAGTGAACTTAAAGATAATAAGTGATTTATTACCAATTGTTCCTAATTATAGGAATGATTTAAACGAATTCAAACAAATAGTAGATATTATAAATAAAAATAAGCATAAAACCCTTAATGGTTTAGAAATGCTAATGAAAATAAAAGGTGTATTGTAATGGGCTTCACTAATTTAGAAACAAAAAGAGCAATTCTCCTTACAGGAAAAACAGGAACAGGAAAGTCTACGAAGGCGAAAACCTTCGTTAATGACCCAGTTATTCTATATGCAGATGATGTTGATTATGATATATTGTCTATACCTACTGATAATGGTATTATTATAGAAGATATACATATTAAACCTGATAAAGACGGTATTCTAAACATACTTAGGACTTACAAAGGACAAATAGTTATTACTTCTATTGATGAAAAATCTGTCCCTAGCAGTATAAAGTCAATGTGCAGAATTAAAAGAGCAGGTTCTAAGAACTTCTTAGAAGAACAACTCAAAGAAATCGCTCCTAGAAGCGATAAACCTCTTTCTTATCAAAGAGATACTTACAAATTAGTTTTTGACTATCTTAAAATAAAAGATAGAGAACTAGTTAGAAAACTATTACATTTCAATAAGCCCGCAGATACTCAAATACTAACTTGGCTATCGGGCAATATGCCACCTAATCGCCTACTGTTTGTAGACGGAGTGGTTCGCAGAAGATGGAGTATGAAATATTTCTACGACATTTTAGCATATACTCATAGCGGAGACTTCTTCGGTAGAGTAGAGTTTCCTAAAAGAGGAAAGTACAGCAAAGTACCTTACTTATCTAGAAAGTTAGGCGTTAAAGAACCCAAAGTATTACGCCAATTATTGAGAGATAATGAATTTAAAGAATGGGCTAAATCTAAACTTAATAACACTGATTGCAGACTACTAAGTTTAGGAGAAAAGAGAAAAAGAAAGAAATTAGAACCTGTTAAATTACAACAGTCTTCTTTATTTCAGTTTGTTAAGGAGGCTTAATTATGAAAATAAAAAGTAAAAGAGGATTTGTAACATCCATAGAATTTGGCGAGAATGCATTTTTAGATGCTGATTGGTTAGAAGTATTGCTTAATATAGACACCGATTGGAAATCTATTAGAGAAATACTGAAGTATTCTAATACTAAATTTGGAATAGATGCTTGTAGAACCTTTTTCAAATACCTATGCGATATAGGCTTAATAGAAAGAAGAAAGATAAATAATCATAGGATTGCTTATCGAAGAACACACAAATACCCAAAACACCACATAGGAGGTAACTAAAATGTTATGGACTGAAAAATATAGACCACAAAGAATAGGAGATATCTACGGACAAGAAAACTTTGTTATGGATGCTCAATCATGGAAAGAAGAAAGAAACATGCCTAATGTATTATTATACGGCAATCCCGGTAATGGTAAAACAACGGCAGGAATAGTCCTTGCTAAAGAAATATTAGGCGAAGGATTCAAAGACAATTTCTTTGAAATTAATGCTAGCGATGATAGAAGATTAGAAACTGTTAGGACTACAATCAAACAAGCGGCTCAAAGTGCCTCGTTAGGCGATGTACCATTTAGAATATGTTTATTAGATGAAATGGAGAATATGACTTCTGATGCTCAAGGAGCATTAAAGAGAATAATGGAAAGATATTCTTCTAATATTAGATTTATTATCACTTGTAATGATAAAAACAAAATTATCTTTGCATTACAAAGTAGATGTGCTAATTATAACTTTAAGCCTTTATCTAATGATAAAATGTTAGATATGATAAAAGAAATTTTATCGAAAGAAAAAATCACTCGATTCTCGGACGAGGAGTTAGGGGGCTTTTTATACTCCATGAATGGTGATATGCGGAGGGCAATCACGGAAATCCAAGCCGCAAAGTCTAGCAATAGCACACTCAAAAAACAAGTAGAAGTATCACTTAGCGAATATAATGAACTGCTAATAAAAATAACAAATAAGAATCAAAATATACTAGGTGAAATACATGACTTACTCTATCAAGGAAAAACCATCAAGGAAATCTGTAATGGATTACATGATGTCATCGTTAATTCGGAGGGATTAGATACGATGTTGAAATTCAAATTGTTAAGAACAATAGGAGAAACAGAATGGCGTTCCAATAGTATGACCCCAAAAGTGCTAATATCATGGATGGTGGGACAACTATTGTAAATTAAAGAAAAATGAGGTGAAAAACTATGGATGAAAATACGAAAAAAGAAATACAGAAAGGAGCCGAAGTCTTGGGACTTACTCAAGATGAGGCAATGGCAAAGTACGAAGAACTTTGTCAAGAGAACGGAATAGAAAAGGACAACCGAATCGGTTTGGGTCTTTGGAGAAACTATGTGGCTAATGCAAGAAGAAGCCAAAAAAGTGGAAACCAAAACAATAATGACTCTTACTATAAGAATGCATTCGGTTTCTTTATCGCTCTAGAAACACCTAGAGATATGATGAGTTGGAATAGAGCAAAAGCAAAAGAAGAGTTTTTGCGAGACTCCGATAACGCTTTAGAACAGGGAATTGTTGCCGTAGCAAATGAAAATGCTATTGGTAAATTTACTGTATCTAGATATCATAATGGCGAATATAAAGAAGCAGTTCTATCAAGCCTACCGGAAGGAGCAGAAATTCTAGAAGATGGTAGAACATTTATTCCTTTGGATAATACTGCTACATATATGAATGGCGGAAAGAACAACAAATACGGTACTCCCCTACCTAAAGAACAATTTAGAAGGTCGGGCATCTTCTTTGGTTCTGTTGGTCAAGAAGAAATGAAAATGTATTATTTCTCTTACAAGAATCAAGGCGGATTAGACTTCAAGCCAAATACATTTGAATGGGTTCATTTCCTATGTATTGAAGGTTCTAATGGAACAGACATTTACGGTGCTACAGATATGACTATTAACAGTTTAACTCTTAATAGTTCTCTAGACCCTGAAAATGAAGCGTTCCGAGATATGGGTGATTTTGACTTCCAAAAGTGTCTACAAGATAACTTTGATAGTCACATTATTCCTCTTGTGGAATTAGATAAAGCACATATCCAAAGACAGGCTTTGCCTTCTAAGGAGAGATTTATTGTTACTGATGGAACAGTTATCACTATGAATATGATACCTACTAAGAATGGTAACAGAATAATAAATATTTCTGACTTGGATGCAACATTAGATGAAGATGAAACAGGTATCTTTACTTGTTGGATTCCCGAACATCTTGAATTAGACTTCGGTATCGGCTCTAATGTGATTATTGTTGGAAGAACAAGCCAAAGAACTGTTGATGGTGTAATTGAAAATGCTACTATCAATACTACTGGACTATTATGTACAGATAGACACGGTTCTGCGGTAGAAGTAAATCAGCCAACGGAGGAAGACTTCGACTGGTTTTGATTAGATTCCTTTATTTCCCCGTAGGAATGTTGCGGCTTTGATATAGTCGGGTAAATTGCGGTATGATGTGTTGGCAACATTACAGAATTCATGTTGGAAATAAAACGAGGCAAGTGTAAGTGTGAACTTGTGGAAACAATTGACACTCGAATAGGTGCGAAGCCTATCTTAAATGAGGTAATAATATGAATATAAAAGAAGAGAGATTTTTAAACAAAAAAGGAGCATATGTAATAGATTTCAACAATGTTGATTTTATAACATATACTCAAAACGAAGATAAGCCCGAAAGATGGCAAATGAAGTTTCATATGGGTGCAAAAGAAGCAAGATATATGACTAAATCATTAGATGAAACAATAACGATTCTAGAGAATTGGGCTTCATCAAAAAGCATGAAAAACATATTCTTCAATAAAGAAGAAATAGAATACACAAATAGGAGGTATTAAAATGGGATTAAGTAGTAATAAAGGAAAAGCAGTAAGTAACGAAATGAATAATAACGCAAGAGTGGTTGCCTTTCAAGATAAATTGATTAAGCAACTAACCGAAAGAAAAGGAAGAAACAGCAGATTAGTTTGCGGTATTTGGGGAGAACCTAAAACTGTAAAAAGCGGTCTAGCACTAGATTTCCCCGATAAACAAATTTATGTTTTGGATTGGGATGATGGTTGTGAACCAACATGGAGACAAAACCACGAAATGACAGATAGAATCACACTTTGGAATCCTGAAATTAGAAATGCTAATGGTGAACTAGATATACAAAGGTCGGAAGCAAACTCGGAAGATTTTGTTCTTTTTGTTAAGTCTAAAATAGAAGAAGGAGAAGATGTTCTTTTTGTATTTGATGGTGTAGATAAATGGTTAGATTGTTGTACGCTTCATGTTACAGGAAGTTCTAAGATTGGTAAACCACAAAAGATGAAGTTTGAGTGGGGTAAAAGAAATGCTCCATTCTATTCATTATTAGCAATGTGTAAGAATCTTAATTGTGACCAAATCTACATTACTCATTCAAAGGCTGACTACGGTGCAACCGGAGAAGTAGTAGGAACAAAACCTAATTGGCACAATTGGGGAGATTACTTATTCCAAGTAGTCAATACACGAAGAACACTCCGTAAGGGGAATGTAGTGTATAAAGCAGAACTACTGAGTAGTAAAACAAATACCAACCTTGTAGGAAAGGTTTGGGAATCTTTAGAAATAAAAAATGGAAATGTAAATTGGAATGGTATTCCCGAACTGAGAGATGGTAAATTATGAGATTCACAATAGATAGTATTGAACTTAAAGAAGCATTAGAAAGCCTACAGGTTAAAGGAAAGAGACTAACAAATAATGGATTTAGTTCCGGTAATTTTGGTTCTGTCTTTACTGCTAATTTAGTTGATAATCAACTTCTTTTAGTAAACGGTGATTCTACTTTTATGCTGAAGATAGCATTAGAGGTTGCTACAGAAGGTCACGAAACAGGAACCTGTAATGCTGATGCTTCTCTTATTCTACCGTACCTTAAATCATTTAATGGCACTGTAACTATTACTGTTGGTGATTTTATACTTATTTCTAATGGTAGTAAAACCGCTAGTATTCCTAAGATAGTTAATCATCCACATGAAGAAGCATTGTCTAGATTAATTGAAATGACTAGCCACATAAGATATGAGCCACAACCAACAACTCTTTTCACATTTAGTAATTTAAACTATGAAGGTTCTTTTACTTTAAACCAAAAAGACTTCCAAAGTTGTTTGCGTAATTGTGAATTAGTCGGTGAAGGAATTTATAATTTGAATTACCATAACGGAGAAGTAGTTATATCTTCTTCAACCAACGCCACCAATTCGTATAGAGAGGTTTTACCTGCTGTTTTTAATACTGGAGAATCAGCAACTCTAGATTTTAGTTCTCCGTTGTATTCTTTCTTCAAGAAAGACCAATTGTTGAACTTCTATGTAAGAGATGAGTTTCCTATGATGATAGTAGCAAACGATAGAATGTTGATGAAAGCACCCCATGTCGGTGGTAATTGATGATAATAAGTAGATGTAACGATGGAAAAAGCATCTATACTTCTTGGAGAACAAACGGCATAAAAGAACACAAGATAGAAGAATACAAGCCATATTTCTATATTGCCGATAAGGTAAAAGAACCTACTTCATACAATGCTTCCAAATATATTGAAAGAGATTTTGAGTATGAAAAGGGCGATTTTTTAAACTTGAATAAAAAACAATTAAAGCGAGTTTATGTAGAAAATTCTTATGATTTGGAAAAGGCAAAAAGAAAGTTTAAAAAAACTTATGAAGCAGATGTTCCTTTTCATTTTAGATATGCAGTTGATTGTATTGATGAAATGCCCGAATATGATTTAAGAAAATGGTATTGGGATATGGAATGGCAACAAGGTGGAGATTATCACGATTGTATTACTACTATTGTAGCATATGATAATTATGATAAAGAATACTATCAGTGGGCTTGGTTTCCCAACAGTGTTAATACAGGCGGTATTTATTTTCATGACAAAGAAAGAGTCTTTGATAATGAAAAAGATATGCTTGAAGACTTCATGACTACAATGGTTGTAAAAGACCCTGATATGTTAATTGCTTGGTTTGGTAACTTTGCTGATATTCCTAAACTAATAGATAGGGCATGTGCTGTAGGATTAGACCCACAAATAATGTCTCCTATTGCCTATGTTAAGGGAGTTAAGAAGACTACTGAGGGCTTTTCTTTTGCTAATGCTGAAAGAGGATTCAATTCAATAGAACAACCTATAGGAGGCCGCATAACGCTCTCTCTTGAAGTAGCATTTGAAAGGCAATGGACTGATTCCCAAAGAGGAACACTACCATCTTTATCTTTAGAATATGTATCTCAATTACTCTTTGAAGAAGGTAAGGTAAAAGAAAGTAAATTCAGCGATAAGAATGAGTTTTTCCGTAGGGCTTGGTTAGAAGATACAGAAACTTATCTTGAATACGCTCTAAAAGATGTAGAACTTATTGTTAGAATTGATGAAATGAATTATTGTAGCGAAGCAATATTGTCATTACAAAGACTACTAAAAGCACCATTCGATGCTTGTTTCTATGCTTCTCATATGGGAAGTATTTACTTTATGAGAAATGCTTGGTGGAAAGCACCAACTGGAGATAGAAATGTAGAGAGAAAAGAATATGATGGGGCTATGATTTATGACCCTTTAAGTGAACAAACTCAAGGTCTTCATCTTAATGTAGCGGCTTTTGATTTTGCACAACTATATCCTTCAATGATGGTTGCTAGAAACATATCTTGGGAAACTAAGAGTGAAACACCTACCGAATTTGGTGTAAATATATCAACTCCTAGAGACTTTACTGCTATAACTAATCAAGAAATGCTCTACTACAAAACAGATAGTTTAGGTCTTTTACCTAGAGCAGTTCTTGAATTAAAGGAACTAAGAAATGAATACAAGAAAAGAATGAAAGGTGCCAAAGACAACAATGAATACTCTAAATGGTACAATAACCAAATGGCAGTAAAAAGACTAATGGCTTCTTTCTATGGTGTATTAGCGTTTCAAGGGTTCGGATGGGCTGATGTAGATTTAGCCGCTAGCATTACTGCTAGTGCAAGAGAAGCAATTAGATTGGCAGCGTTTAAGGCTAAGGAGTTGCAAGTGTGAATAGAATAAAATGTATGAAACCATTAGTACACAATCCCCAATTTGAGGGTAAGTTTCATTGTAAAAGATGTGCAGAAGAATTAAAAATGAGGTCTAACGATGAATAAGATATTTAGAAAATGGATAACAGAAACGGTAGAAACTATGAACGGGGAGTTTACTTCCGGTCAAATTCTAGATAGAATTATTCATAATAAAGGAAATACTTCTAGTATAGGAACCGCATCAGCAATTGGTTGGTTATTGAACAGGCTTCCTAATGTAGAGAAGTTAAGAAACGGAGTATATAGGAGGAAAGAACTATGAAGACAAAATATGTAACAGTAAAGGTATCTTATGATACAGAAGAAACTTGGGTTATTACTTTACAAGAAGTTGAGGAGATATTTCAAATGATGAATAATTTGAAGCGTAATGCTGTTATCATTGACATCGAACAAGGAGTAGATAAAAATGATGATGGACAGAACGAATGAGTTATTAGAAGAATTGCTGGCTATGATAGCAAGAAGTAATAAGATATTAATGATGGTAAATATCGTAAACATAGCAACCATCATAACTATAATAACGGTGATATTATGAATGAAAATACAAAAAGAAGAATAGAAAATTTAGAAAATAAAATCAAAGGTTTAGAAAAAGACCTAGATACATTATTTGAGATAGACAATGCTAAATTAGCAAGAGCAGTATGTGAGATACAAGAGTATCTTAGAGATAAAGGCGACTTTTATCCTATTAATAAGATACTTGCACCAACTAGGGTGGGAATGTCATGAATAAGAAAACAGAAAGAGAACTTATTGGTTGGATGAAAAGATATGTAGATGATGTTACTACTGTTATGGTTAATAACGACATAGTATCTTTATATGTCAATGGCAAAAGAATAGGTATTATTACACATCAAAGGATTGGTTAAAATGAAAGTAGTTTACGGACACACAGATTCAATCTATGTGCAAATAGATTCTGTTGAGAAAGCCGAAGAAGTAATCAAAGAGATTGAGACTAGTGTAAGAGAACACTTTCCTAATGTTATGGGATTAGAACAACACCCTGTTGTGTTAGAGTTTGAGAAATATTATTCAGCATTAGGGGTAGGCACAACTAAGAATAGAAATGCAGGTATGATTACATGGAAAGATGGAGAATGGTTAGACGAACCGGAGTTTGTTATGACTGGGTTTACTGCCAAAAGAGTCAGCGCCACACAATTAGAAAAAGATGTTCAAACAACGGCTCTTAAAATGTGGGTCACTAAAAGAAGCATGAAAGAAATAAACGATTACCTTAGCACTATTTACAATAATATTCTTAGTGGGGAAGTAGATAATTCTCTCCTATTAAAAAGAAGTAGACTTAAAGAATCTAGATTTATGGTTCAGTGTCAATCCTGTAAGAGAAAATATCATCTCAAAAATTTGACTAAATTAGCCTTATGTGGTGAAAATGAAGGTAGAGCAGGAACCCATAAATGTGGAACTCCTGTAAGTGAGTTTCTAACGATAGAACAGAAAAGACCTTCTATTGGTTCGGGAATAGCAGGTGTTTTATATTCTTGGCAAAAGGGAGAAGATAATTTTGAAGATTCTTATTTGTTTATGAAAGTAAGACCTTTAAATGAAACTTATATTAATCCTCTAACCAAAGAGAAAAAGAATGTAGAGTTCGTAGCAGGTAACATCGCTACTGATTTTAAGAAACAAATTCCTGCTCATGAACATTATGCCGAGCAAATTATCAAAAAAGCAAAACCAATCTATGAGGCTATGGATTGGGATATTTCAAGTATTAGAACAGGTTGGATTCCAATGTCCTTAACGGAGTGGTTTTAAATGAATAGAGAAGAATTAGATAAAAGAAAAGAAGAGTTATGGAAAGACTATCAATCAGCACAAGTTGAAGGATATTTTGAGGACTATGATTTTGAAGATTATATGATTTTTATTATAGGGGAAATAAAAGATGAATACAGATGAAAAATATAATGCAAAAATAGCAACAATGAAAGATTACACATATCAGTGGCAACCCGATAATTTCGATGACCCATCACAACCTATTTTGAAGATAACTAAATCTTCTCTAGGTTCTTTTAACTGGTGTAGTTTAAAATATAAATATAACTACATTGAAAGATTACCACAAGACCAAACAGAAGCAATGCGTAAAGGTACAATATTACATAATCATAGAGAAAATTTCTTTAATGATTTTGATATACAAAAAGCCACTACTATGAATAATTCAGAAATAGTAGAATATGCCACTGGTTTAATGCCAGTAGATGAATATTTTGACATATCTTTAACAGTAGCGGCCTTTGAAGCCCAAAGATTCATTGAATCAGTATCTGAAAATAAAACCCATGAGTTCTTACCTATCTCAAATGAAGGAAAGTTTGATGCTGAGATTACAATTAGGGCAGATACGAATAAAAAATTCACATTATCTAGAGATTATGTTATACATATTCAAGGCATAATTGACCGAATCTTCATCGAAGATGGTAAGTTAATTCCTTTTGAATATAAAACTGGTGGCTGGAAAGACTACAAAACAACTTCTATGAGGCAAGAAATGGCTTTCTATCAACTTCTAATAGAGAATGCACCCGATGAAGTTCTAATTAAAAACGGATTAACTAGAGACATGAAAGTTAGTCATTGGGGTTGGTATTATCCTGTTTCTAATTATGTTTATGCCGAACCAATTAAGAAGGCTTCAATGACTTCTGTAATGAACAATATTGCTAAATTGATATATGCTTATGAAAGGAAGGAATTTCCTCATAAGTTCTTTTATAGAATGTGCCAACACTGTAGTTATTTTGGAATATGTGATGGTGCGAATGAAGATACATGGTTGTGATAATATGAAAGATTTAATTAAAAGTAAGGTGCTGTCTAAGAACTGGTCATTTCTAGAAGTAAGTGATTTAGCAAACTCTATTGGTCTTTTGGCCAAAGAGATATACATTGAACTATCGCTTAAAGAAAGATTTGACTTAGTAAGAGAAATTAGAATAAATGATAATATGCTAGGAAAAGCATATGAAGATGTCTTTAGAGACATTGGGTTAATACAAATACAGGCTGATGTAGCAGAAGTAATAAAACAAATGCTAGGTACAGCAACAGTAAATTTTGGAGGTAATAAAAATGAAGTTTCCGAGGGAAGTGTGGGCGGGGAGTCACATAAAGAACGCTCCACAGATGAAGAGAAGAATAGTATTCAATAGAAATGAGTACATTGGTTTTGTTAATGCTCAAAACAATAGGATGAATGTCTATACCACTGTATATGATTTTAGACAATTTACTGAAAAAGCAAAGATAGATTCTACTGTAATATTAGATAGAATTTTTTTAGACTTTGATGCTCACGAAGATGACTTAGAAAAAGCATGGAATGATTTAAAAATAGTAATGGAATTAGTATATTCTAAAGAGTATGAACATACTCTTTTCTTTTCAGGAAGAGGCTTCCATTTGTTCTTATTTGGTGAAGAAACTCATAATATGAGAAACATACAGATAAAGTTTAGAGAGATAAAAACTCACTTAGTTTCTAAAGTAGGTGAAAACAATTCATTAGATGATAGAGTAGGTCAAACTACTAGATTGCGAAGAGTTCCTAACACAGTAAATATGTCATCATCCGACGAAAATAAAATGCCATATTATTGCATTCCTTTACTAAAAGAAGACTTAAAACTGCCTCTCAGTCAATTGGTTTTATTAGCAAAAGAACCTCGCCATATACCCTTCAAAAAACAGGGAAAAAAACTAGTGGTATTTCCCGAAGCACCCCCTATTCAAGAGATTGAAGGGGAAGTTTCTGTTCCCGATACGGTAGGAAAATTACCCATGTTGCCTTGTTTACACAATGCTGTCATGACGGAGAATCCTTCCCACATAGCAAGAGCATATCTAGTATCTTGGTATAGGGATTTGATTTCGGGCTATCGTGATTTAACAATTATTGAAGAAAAACAAAAAACATTAGATTTGGTAATAGAAGAGTTAGAAAGAGTTTTTGGAGATTCAGATACAGTTTGGTTAGATTGGGATAAACATACCACAAAAAAACATGCAAAGTTTACAGTATTCAATAATTATAATACCCCTCATTGTGACAAGTTAATTAGCGAAGGATTTTGTGTTGGTAAATGTTGGAGGTATCACAGTGCTAGTAATTGATTCAAGAGAAAAGTCAAATCTTGCTGAATTGGTAATGAAGAAGGCTAAGGCTCTTAATATACCCCATGAAAAGAAATGGATTGAAATAGGTGATTATGTATATGATGATGTTTGTTTTGAAGCAAAGTCTACTATAGATTTCTTAGGTTCAGTTTTGTCAAAAAGGCTTTGGACTCAATTAGATAATATGGATAGACACTACAAAACAAATGTAGTCATTATACATGGGTCTTTAGAAGAAGCAATTTTAAATATCTTGGCTAATTCAAAGACAAAAATGCCTATTTCTTCAAGAAAGGTAATGCTAAATAATAAGTTTTTAGGAGCATTAGGAAGAATAATATTAGATACAGACATAAAACCCATTTGGGTAAGTAATGAAGAAGAAGCAGCATTAATAATAACAGCAGTAAGCAAAATGAAACCAATAACAAGAAATACAATATCCCCACAAGTGTTTAAAAGAATAACAACAGATGATTTAAGATTAGATTTATTAACCAGTATTAAAGGAATATCAATTAAAAAAGCAAAAGCACTAATAAAAGAATTTGGCTCTATTATGGAAATAGGAGAATGCTCGGAGTATCAACTCCAAGTAATTGACGGGATTGGAGAAGCCCTAGCCAACAGAATACTCTCCACATTAAACTCGGAAGAGAAGGTGAAAATATGAATGAAGAAGAAAATATAGAAAATGAGGAATACGATTCCTTTGAAGAAGACGCAAAGATTTTGAACCAAGCCCTACCTTATGTAGTTAGAGAATTTAAAAACTCGGCACTTGAAGTATCACACTCAAATCCAATACCGGCTAGTATATCCTACTTTGTTATGTTAGGACAAATCTGTAAAGATTTTATTAGGATTCCAAATGGCAGAAATATTGAAGATAGCAGAATACATTTTTGTTGGGTTCAAACATCGGGAACGGGTAAATCTACTCTTTGGAACTTTGTGGGTAAAGTAGCAAACAAGACATTTGAGAAAATAAATGCGATAGGCAAACATCCACCATACAGAAATGAAAATAATCTCCCTATGGAAAGAATTTTCAATACATTTTCAGTAACCGATTATACTGATTCAGTCTTGATTGGTAAATATGTTAAAGATGAAAATGAAGATGGTGAGGTGGATTGGAGAAGAAGACCGGGTATTCTTGAAGGAAATGGTTTAGCCCATTGGGATGAATTTGAATATTCGGGAATATTTAAACAATCTCAACATAAAGAACAAAGCATTGTTTATTTGAATACTTTAATGAATTCATTAGCCGGAGAATCTTGGGTCATCTCAAAAGCCTTAGACTCAATGGATGGTCAAACAATGAATTGTTATTGTGAGAGGTCAGTATTAGCAATGACTTATCCCCCTAATAATCTAAATACTATTATGGCAGAAAAAGGTGTTCTACAAAGGATGCTTCTTTATGTTTGGGATGTTCCACAATACATTCAAGATGAAATGAGAATAGAGCAGATTGACAAAGCAGGAACTATAGAAGAAGTAAATGCACCCGTTGATAAGTTCGCTGATTCTTTGGTAGCCATATACAACTTAGTTAGAGAGAGATATGACGAGGTAGGTAAAAATCCACTCAAGACTATCACTTATAGTCCGGACTTTAGACAAGCATTGAAGTTAGAATATACTAAAATGAACATTGAACTACAAAATACTAGACCGGATGTTGCTAAGATTTGTTCTAATTTCACAACTAGATTAATGAAAATAATGATTAAGATGTCCGTTTTATGTTCAGTTGCTTCCGCTCCCTCCATTACTTCTAAGAAAGACCGCTTCATTGTAAGTGGTGTTCATGTGCATCAAGCATCCCTTCTTGTGCAACAATGTTATAAGACATTGGTTATGTGGTTAGAGCAAAGCCTAAAGGTCAAGAGGCAAAGTATAGCCGAGAATTCACTAGAACCACTATTCCTAGCAACATACGATAAAATAAAGAAAGACGAAAATGGATATATAAACAAAAGCCTGTTCTTAACCGATGTTAGAAAGAAAGCAAAAAAATCAAGGTCACAAATATACAGATATTATGATATCATTAAACATAAGTTTGAAGAAGTAAGAGAAGGAAGAAGCACTTATATTAAGTTAGTAATGAGAGGTGAAGATAAATGAAGTGGGAAAATACATACCTAGTTTTTGAAGTAGCAAAGGGGCCGAAAGTAATTATAGATACATTGAATACTTATGGTGACGAAGGATGGGAATGTTGTTCTCAATTGATTGTAGCCGGTTCGCAAATAGTTTGTTTCTTAAAAAGAAGAACAGACATAGATGCAGAACCTACAGTCAATAAGGAAGAACAGAAAGTCGCAAAACTTTGGTCTAGTCCTTCAAAGGAATGAGAAGTATGTCGGTTTTGGCTCTTGATATAGAGACAAAGAATATGTCTTATGAAATAGGCGGCTTTTCTAATACGCATATGTTTCAAGTTTCTACTGTTGCTACTTGGGATGGTAACACTGGTACTGTGTATTTAGATGAAGGATTAGATAGCATTAATAAATCTAATTTTATCGTTAAGCCCCTAAGACAACTTAAGTTTGATTTAGATGAACATCTACAAAAGGGTGTAAAACTATTAGGACATAATATAGTAGCGTTTGACTTACCCATACTTAGGGACTCTTTAGATATATATTGTATTAGAAAGTTTTTAGAAGAAAAACAATACATAGACACTTCTAAAATCTTATTAAAAGAACACGGTGAGAGATTCCAACTTAAGAATTTAGTGAAATGCACAATGCAAGATTCTAAACTAATGGATAGTTCAGATGCACCAAAACTGTGGAAGATGGGAAAATACAATGAAGTTGTTGATTATTGTATGAAAGATACAAAGTTAGTATATGATTTATGGCAATATGGTAAAGAAAACGGTATAGTAAAGGCGTTTTCTATTGAAAAAGAAAAACAAAAAGACTTGGAGGTGAAGTGGTAATGACTGGTTGGGAATGGTTCGGCTTGTTCGTTTTTGTCACTGTTCTAATGCTTTTGTTCTTTGCCGCCTTTGGAGGAACTAGCGTTACCGACGAAAGCGTAGAGGAATATATGAAGCGTTTGATGGATATTGGCGATAAAAATGAGCCTTAAACAAATTTGTCCGTATTGTAAAGAAGCAACAGTAGCCAAAAGAATACTTGGTTTTTATGTTGGTTCAAACGAACAAATTAAATTATGGGAATGTAGAAATTGTTTAGCCATTTGGTCTAATAAGAGGGTAGGGGCATAAGCCCCGCCCTCGATTTTTTTTTTGGTCTTTTTAAAAAAACACTTAAAATTCAATTTTGTTGGGCTAATCAAGATTTTTTTCTTCTAAAATAATAAAACCTAATGGTTTATTTTCAACTAATAGTGCGCTAACTGTTAAATAACCAACGATAAAACTAAGTAAAAAGTATATTAATAGTTTAATAAACATAAAATCAAAACTTCATTGTAAAATTACCCTCAAATAATAACTATCGGAAGTTGCCGCAGTTCCAGCAAGTACATTTGCATCTGTATCGGTTGTTCCTCCTACTATTTGTAATTTAAAAGTAAGATTTCCTGCTAAAGCATTAGAACTAATTCCTATATTACCTATATTAAAAGTTGACCTATATGGGTGGCTTAAACTAAAAGTTAGACCGCCAGCAAGATTAAGTCCACCAATGCCAACATGACCATTTGATACATTATTAGCAGTATCTTGTATTACTGAAACAGTTAATTGTTCTGTTCCTGTGGGGCTTGCTGAACTAGCACTACCATAAAAAGCGTCAGGTCTTATTTCATAATCATTACCAATACTTAATGTAGCAGTACCATTAGTTAATACTGCCGAAGTTCCAGCAACAGAATTAGAAATGGCAACAGCATCACTAACAACAACATTTCTAATTAAAGAACCGCTTATTGGGTCTACATGGAATTGTCCGTTGGTCATATCTTCTATTTGTAAAACTACTTCAGCATGATTTGTAACCGGGCTAACTTTACTTGTTCGTGCGATTAATTTAGTTCCAGCAGAAATACCACCGCCGCCTCCTCCTCCTGCTAATCTTTTCTTTTTGGCTTTAATGCCTTTAGTAATAAGAAAAAGTGGATTCATTTTAATCAACCTATTACTTGATAGCCTCTTGTACTAGCGATTTGAGAAGTATAATGAACAAAAGTACGAGCATCTCCGGCAGTTAAAGTTATACTTGAAGCAGGGTTTGTACCTACTTCAAAAAAAGAAGGAGGAAGCATATTTTGCCCAAATTGAGAAATTGCGTTTGATGTTGTTGGTAAAGTAATTGTTGTCGTACCTTGTATACATAAAAAAGCAAATTGTGTACCATCTTCGGGATAATTGGGCAATACTATTTCATTATCTCCTTCGCAAATAAAAGTTGTTCCAGTATAATGTACAGGAACATGCATAAATGAATCTAATAATTCTACCATTTGTGCTTTATCAGTACCACTAGAAGAAGAAGTAATCATCCATTGAGAAGATAGAAAGTCTCCGGAAAAAACATTTAATAGTCCTTGTTGAATATGCCAATCTGTTTCAAAGTTAGTACCGCCTTCTCCTGTTGAGGATTTCATTGCAGTTAGCCTTACTGATTCTCTTGGTTTTATTAGAATAGCATCTTTATTGTAAGGATTATTATGTGGCGCTACTGGTATGCCCGGTGAAAAATTAAAATTAGAAGCAGAAGGCGCTCCTAATAATAGTCTTCCTAAATCAAAAAGCCTATCATTACCAGTAACATTAGCAAACTGAGTATGATGATGATAACCTCCATTAAATCTATTTCTTGCTATGTGGTCAAAATTGCTTGGGTCTATAGCAGGATTAATAGCAATAACATATAATGCAAACCCTGTTACATTATGTATTATTACTTCCTTATCCGATGCATATTCAGGCGCTACTAAACCTACAAATATTGCTCCGCCTCCAAAAACACTTTCTGCAACATAAGTATGGCCATTTACTACATCACCGGAATTCAATACATTGTAATTTGCTTCTGTTATTGTATAAAAATCTGAAGGGTTATTGCTACCGGCATTTACAGGTATACCATTTAGAAGAGTATTTTGATGAGAGGCACCACTATTAGTATTCATACCAACATAATATATTTCTTTTGCGGCATCAATTAAACCGCCATGTTGTACCGCTTGACTTATAGTTGCATGGGCATATACAGATGCAGCAGCATGTCCTTGTACTCTAGCGGCTTTTAATTTGCTTTTGGTTCTTGAACCGCTATTAGAAAGATTAGTTGTTGCTGCTATATTATCTCCACTAACAGTTCCATTACTTGCTGAAATGTCTGTCTGTGAAAACATATTAAGACTAGACCTAATTCCTCCTACTACATCTAATGTAAATCCCGGAGTTGCAGTTCCTATTCCTAAACTAGAACCATCAAAAACTAAGTTTGCTTCTGCATTTAAATCACCATTACTACCAGTAGAGGTAGTGACTCTATTATTGCCTTCATTAGCAACACTACCGCCAGTTAATGTTGTTGTACCCGAAACAACATCTCCGCTAAATGTAGCCTTTCCATTAAGACTCATATTAAGACTTAATGCAGTTAAATCAGCAGTTCCATCTGAATCGTTACCTTTGAAGATAATATCGCCATCAGCCGCATCATTTTCAATTGTTAAATCACCTGCTGTTACTTTGAATTTAACTCCATTTGTTGCTGAGTCATGCGCTATTTCACCAACTTCAGTATAAACAGCCGTCGCTTGTGAACCTCCATTATCATGAGCAATACTCAAAGAATTAGCAGATTTGTCATTTGTTAAGTATTGAACATGAATATCAGCACCCGTATAAGTTAATACGGCAACAATAACATCATTCAATTCTGTATCTGCTACTTTATTTGCGGCAGTTGGATTTCTTATTGCGAATTGACCTGCTTCGTTTATTACTAAAAGATGATAAGCATTAGCCGTAGTAAATCCTAAAGTAAGAGTAACCGTAGGAGAAGCATCAGAATCAGTAATAGTGTGTAATTTATTATTCCTATAATAAGAACCTCCTTTTACCGTTATAGTTGTAGAATTACTTCTAGTTATAGCAAAATCATCATTTGAATTACCATTTCCTGTTTTAACTACATGGTTTCCTTTGGCGGTTTGAAGTAGTGATTTTAATAGTCCAGTATGCGGAAAATCAACACCGTCTTGTATTTCTGACAAAGTTAATCCAGTTGAACTTTGTGTAAATTTATGTTTATTGTTTTCTGTTTGGCTCATATTATTCTACCTCTATCGTTATAAAAAATTCAATTGTTTCTCCTGCTGAAAATGGCCCGATACCGTCAAAATTAACTCTAGTAAGCATGTTTGATGACCCATCAAAAATACCCAGTTCTCTTAAAACACGCCCAGTAACATTTGCGCCATCAACGCTTGCTTTTATTTCAATAACATTTTCATCAGCATTTGCTGTTACTATTGATACTGGAACACCCACTCCCGCAGGTACATCAAGAACACTAGAGAACGGACTTGTAGAGTTGCCTCCGTAGCCAACTTGACCACTACCAGCATCTGCTAATGTTTTTACTTGTGTAGCCAAAAGTTCTCTTAATTTGTTTGTTATCATAGCAAATCCTCATCAATCAAAGTGGTGAGAGTGATACTGCCCCCACCTTCAAACCCTAGTTCTATAGTGCTTGTATTTAGGGTTGTTCCAAAACCTAATGTTAATACTGTTCCACTAGTTGTTCTTTTTCTAATGTGCAACCTTATTTCTTTAACGCTTGTGTTATCTATGAAGTCAAAGCCAGTAGTCGGTTCACTGAATTTTTGATTGCGAATGGCTGAATTAGTTTTCTTATTAGCAATTAGTAGTTCTGCAAATCTATCTTCTAATTGCTTTGAGTATCTTCCTAGTTCTAATTTTAATAGACCAGTCATCTTATGCTCTATTTGCAATACTAAAAATTGACCTCTTTCTATATTCTCTCTTTCTATTTGTACTTGAATTAAGTCTCCTGCTTTTAGTTGTCCTAATCCTTTAGAACTGACAGTGATTATTAATTTGGTATTGAGTGTAGAATGAATCTTTAGAAGGTTTTTTGCTCTTTTATTTACTTCATCTTGAGTAATTAATTCTCTTTCAAAAACTTCTAGAGTTTTTCTTCCTCTTTTCTGTATGCTTCTTAAATCCTTTTTAGTTGCTTTATGACTATTTCCATAAACTATAATTTCATTGTGTAAGTCAAAAGTAGTTCTAACTTTTTCATATTCTAGTATCTGATACTCTCCTGTATCGTTAATCAATATGTTAGAAAAGAAATCATTAGATTCTTTATCTTTTATAGAAAACAAATCATTTTCATAAACAATAGTTTTATCTTTCTTTTCTGTTAAAAAGTGTAAAGCATCCATAAGCGTTGAGCCTTGAAAGTTTGGAGCAACAAATAAAGGATAATCAACAGAATCTAAATTAAATTCTAATCCTTCCTCTTCTAATAGATTGTTAATCAAGTCTTCTGCTTCATTGCATATTTTTACTCCGGAACCAATTAAACATCTCTTTGATTCGCTATCGAATTCTTTTCCTACTGTTAAAGTAATAGATTCTGTTAAACTTATTATTCCTTTTAGGTCATACATATCCGATAAAGAAAGATAATACCCAATAGTGTCTCCTAAATTTTCCATCTCTACTGATACTTTATGTGTGTTTTCTCCATCACTGATTATCATATTAGGAGGTAAATCAATAATACTTTCATTATTATCTGAGAGAGTATTTGGGTTGCGTATCACTATTTCTCCACTATTAGTTTGTCCGTCTATATCAGCAATAACATACATTGACATTACACCTTCTCTTTCTCCGTTTATTTCTAAAGCATTAGATAAAGCCGAGTAATTTTTAATGTTTTTATACATAGAATTTTCATTTGCTAACTTTGTATATTTGCTTGAAAGTTCATTCAATCTAATATTGTTGGGACTAAAACTATGTGAGAATCTGTGGTTTGGCTGTAATAATGAATAAAGTTCATTTGTATTCAATCGTTTATCTACAATAATAATGTGTTTATTTACTGCATTAGTAGTATCTAATTCATGTGATAAAACATAGGCTAATGTTTCGGGTGTATAGTCGGTTGTTTTAGAAGACGGAACACTAAGTCCGGTTGTGTCTGTAATTGTAGAGGAACCATCTGTTCTATATTTCTTTCCTCGGCTAGAGGCTAAATAACAACCAGTTAAATCTACAAAATTTAACCAAGTGTATTGAGAAACATTTGTAGATGCACCACGATAATTCCCACTAGTAAAAGTGTATTTATATTGAGTATGGTTTCCTAGACCTATTTGTGTTGATTCTGTCGCAAACACATCAGCACTAACAAATAGTTTTGGCTTAAATACTGTTAAAGCACCATCAGCCTCTCTTAGTTCTTGATTATATCCAGTTGTTGAAGGATTACCGTCAAATTCTTTTAGTGCGAATTCTTGATTATCAGTCAATTGAAATCTTTCTCTAGGAAATACACTAGTACCGGCTTTTGTTATGGTATTGGCTTCAGTGACTAATAAATCACCAAAACTACCTCCAAGATAATTTATTCCATACAGTGCTTTATTCAATGAAGTTGTGTATTCTTTTCTAAATATTCCTCTAATATAAGGTGTAGACATTCCTGCTACGGCCTTAGCACCAACATTATCCTCAATATCATACCTTTCTAAACACACCGTATTAAAGAATTTGTAGAGGAATTCCCAATACCCAGTAGTTGTTGTTCTTAGACCAAGACCTTTACTAGATATGGTTTTGTCACTTTTAGGAAGATTAGCCAACCATCTAAAAATACTAAATGGATAAAATATTCGTGCTTGATTTAAATTAGTAGTAATTGGTAAAACAGAATGCATAATATAAGATTCATCTGTTATTTTACCACCTAATGTTTCATCGGATTTTTGTCGCCAAGAACTATCTTTACTTCCTCCATAGCCTTCTCCTGCACTAAAAGTATGTGAACCAGTTATAATTATTGCTGTATTTAATATCTCATCATTGTTGAAACTAACAGTCCCATCTTGACCATATCCCATTTTGTGAACTCCTCCCATTGTAGAGGTAGGTGCAGAATATTCACCAATAGGATTAGTAGGAAAACCAGTCATATCAAAAATTGTAGGATTATTAAAAGCCTCAACAGTTATTACAGGAATTAGATGTATGGTATTGCTTGCATGACCAATACTGTATACATGGGACATAAAAGTTGAGTTACCTATTAGAGCATTATATAATGCTAATAGTCTTGCCTGTTTGTCTGAATAAGCAACGCTATTTATTCCATCAATAGGGACTTCAATAAGGCCGTAAGTGGGATATGTAGATGCATGAGAAGAAGGCGCACTACTCCCACCAATACTATAATAAATGTAAAAATTAGCAGTAGTGCCGTCTTCTTTTGGTAATGTTATTAATAGAAACTCAGAACCAGTATCTATGTCATTTGCTGTGGCACTAACAGTAAAGGCAACTTTTTGTTTCATAAATTCAAACTTTCCACGACTCATAAAAGCCGATTTAAACATATGAATATCTTCTTCTACTGAAGTAAAGGTATCTACACCTCCTTTACCGTTGATTTGTAAATCTGTAAGAATATCACTTCTTCTTATTTTGAATACTTGTCCGGTAAAGTAATTATCACCATCTGTTCTGTATGGTATTCTATCTAACATACAAACTGAATTGGTTGTTGCTCCCGGTGATGCAAAACTCGCCACAGTTCCTATGTATCTTCCATTACCGTCTGTAATTATATCTCCTACAACCAAAGAATGACCACCACCCGGAGTAGCCGCCCAATTTGCATTGCCATCGGCTAATATCCCAAATGAGTTTTGTGAATAATTACCTAATGCATTAACTTCATAATTACTAGCAGTAACAGTTATCCCAGTTCCTATAGATGAAAAGGAATAACCTGCGGTATCTAATTGTGGTATTGTTGCTTTTTTATCTATTGGTGATTCAGGATTTACTTGATTAAAAGCCCAATCTAAACACACTTCAGTAAGCCTCATCATAGAAAAACCCTTTAGGTTAGTTATGGTTTTATTGGCTTCTACAATGTTACTAGAAGAATAAGAATCGTCATTTAGGTTAATAGTTTCAGTAGATAATACATCATCTTTTACATCGGAGCGTCCGGATGAAAATGGTTCTTTTATCCCTAGTATAGAGTAGTCGCCTATCGTTTTAGTTCCAAATAATAGGCTTGTTGTTCTTTTTCTAGAATAAGGAGAAATATCACAATTAGAAAACAAAAACATTCTCTTAGTGCTTATATCTAAAATATTCAAATATTCTTTAACAGAATATGGAACTAATTTTAGGTAATCATCATTTGTTGGAGAAACATGCTCGGTATCGGTTGTTGCGAAAGTTGGAAAGAAAATTGAAAAGTCCTCATTTCCGGCAGGGAAAATATTACTATCAAAGAACCTAGAACCTGCACTTGCCTGTCCTCTACTTTCGATTGGTAAATTGTTCAAAGCATAAATATTGCTATGGGTAGTTATTTTATTTACAGGCTGTAAACCATTATCAAAAGAACTTTCGTAATTATAACCTGCCCCTAATCTATATCCGGAAGCATAAAAGGGAACACTTGCTTTTTGTTCGCTTGCTTTTGAAAATCTGCTTGATAAACCCAATAATCCATGTTCTTTTGTTTTGATGTCTCCCTTTTCTATGTTAAATAATCTATAAACAGAATCTCCATATTTCCTAAAACTAGTAGTTTCTACGCTTGCTACGCTGTTTTCTAAATCCACATCGAAGTTTTTTGGAAGACCATCTGCACCAAAAGAAGGATGAACCAAAGAAATTGTTTTTCCGGTATGTAAATGTCCTGCATTTATTATGTTTAATTCGTGATTTAATTTATTATCAGAAGTGGTAAATTCATTATCACTAACCGCAGTAGTCGGTTCTAAAATTGATAGTTGCTGTCCTACAGTAGCAACAACACCCCTATCAAGAGAAATGATTGTTTTAGAAGAACCAGTAGTGCCGTATCTATTTACTTGTAAAATAAATCCTACAAAAGTATAGTCTGTTTGTCCCAATGTGCTAACATATAATGGCTTATTATGAAGCCTTCTTTTGTCAGCATTGGTAGAACAAAATCCAAAATCTAAAGTTACTATTTTAAAAGTGTCTTGAATAGCGCTTATTGTTCCTAAATTTTGACTACTAAATTGTGTAGCATTAGTAATGTCTCTTGTATTTGCGTAATTATGTTTAATTGAGGCTAATGATAAAGGTATATATGGAGCAATCTCCACTAATTTATTAGCCCCGCTATTAGAAACATTAACAACAGTAAAATCCATAAGAGTATTTACTGTATCAAAATTTTGATAAGTTTCACTATCCGCATCATTCCCTAATGTAGACTGAAAAAAGTTGTCGCTTTTCATATTTCTAATGTTGCTAATGTGATAACCTACCGCATTAGGATTATTATCGAATGAACTACCAACTAATCTAGTGCTTTCATTACCACCTACTAATTTTCTTCCTCCTGTAAAGAAAACACCTTTATTGGAAGAACCTGATAGAGATGTACTAGAAGGAACTAAATGACTACTAGCCAACGCTTTATTGAAAACATATTCCTTTTTCTTTTGTTTATATACTGCGATAGTATCATCACCATTAATACCCATACTAGTTTGAGTATTTGCTAGTGTTTCTAATTGTTTAGCGCCGCCTCCGCTGCTGCCGGATAATATTTTTCCAACATATTTGATATTTCCTGCTTTTGTTTTTATAAAAAGATTATCACCAGTAGAAGTAGTAACAGAAATGCCATTACCAAGACTATCAGTGAAATTTACGAAATCACTACCATAACTTGCAGTTAAAAAAGCATCAGTGGCTCCATCTTTTATTCTTTCTAATTCTGAATAAAAGGTTTCGCTAGAATATAATATATCATCACTAAATAGAGTTGATTTGTTTATTATAGGTGAAAGTAATTTATTAAATTTATTTCTACCTTTTAATTCTATTAAAGTTTGACCATCTTGTTGATAAGAATCTATTGATTCTATTTCTCCATCAAACTTTTGATATTCTATTAAATATTGCCCATCTATAAATAGAGTTTGATTAGCAGTATAAGCAGAACTGTTTAGAGATAAAGTCAAAAGTTTTTGTTTAGAATTAACGGCTGTTACCGTAGCGTAGTGTTCTATAAAATTAACATCTATAAAAGTAACAAATAAAGAATCGCTTCTATCACTTACCAAAGTTAAATCCGTCATCAATGTATTATTAGCATGATTATATGCCCTTCTAGAGACTTTATCGGTTGATGTTATTGGCGGAGTTCCCGAAGTAAAGGTACTTTCTTCTTCTAATCTAAAAGCAGATTCTAGAACTATTGTATCAGTAGTAACTGAATCTACCAAACAAATTAAGTTTCCAATTTTTATTTCATTACCTGCCACAAAATGTAAATTAGCATTATTAGTATCTAATGTTATAGTTAAAGTAGATATATTTGTAATAGCCCAATCAAACTCTTTAAAATCTGATAAAGTCCCTCTATGTAAAATATGCCTAGCCTTTAGTTTGTTAAATTCTACAATTTTCTTGGGAAGGATTCTAAATGAATCTACTGCCTTTACTTCAGCAAAAGCCCCTCTATTTCCTGCTGATTCGTATATAATAGAATCCATAGCGTTGGGTAATTTATTACATTTTTCCGGAGAGAAATCGTAATGCAAATATCTTCTTTCTCCAGTTGAAGTAAAGTTATTAGAAACAGGTAATAACAAGTTATCACCGTCTGCTCTTGCATGTGGAAAAGCATCTTTATAATCTGTATAATCAAGAGTATTATTTTGTTGTCCTTCGTTTCCACTAAAAAATAGAATAGGGCTAACTCCCGTAGAAATAGCATTTTGAGATAGTGTTATCTCATTAGTTCCAATAGAAACTATTTTAGGTATTCCTGAAAACCTTGCATGGTTAATGGCCATACCAACAAATATTTGAGATGTATCTAGTGTTGGATTTAAGTTTGTAATAGTGGGACTACCCGAAGTAGCAATATTATAAATAGAACCATCTGATAAAGTAATAGTTCCTTGTAAATCTAGTGTCCTAAGAGTGTCTACCATCTTAACTTTAAGAGTGTATTTACTATAATCTATTAGTCCTAAATCATAATCCTGCGCTGTTAAAAAAGTAGTCTTTAGAGTAATTGTATTATCTAATGTAATAGGACTAGATGAACCGTCTTTTACTCTCATAAAATATTTAGTATTGTGGTCTAATTCATCCTTTTTATCAGTGCTTAATCTAAAAAAATAGTGTGGTCTTGATATAATTAATTCATTTTGTAAATCTAAAGATAACCCTGCACTTACGGCTATTGCTGTCGAATTTTTTGGGAATTTAAATAACATAAATTTAGTATCTTTTAGTATTTCATTTCCTAATTTAGGAGTAAAATCAAAAGAATCACCAGTTACATCGCTCTTTATTATTTCAGTTATTTTAGCAAAGTGATGCTTTAAATGATTATCGGAATGAATTAATACATAATATTCAAAAGAATCTGATGATATGTTTAGAGAATTTAAACGAATACCTACTTGAGAGGTACTATCATAACAGTTTATTCTAAATCCGTTTGTTGTTGTTAAGTTAGAATATGGTGTAGTAATACCTGCACCATTAATTATTTCTTCAAAATTATCTGAAGTAGAATCATCGGGATAAATAGCGGAAAATATTCTACCCGATAAAGAAGCACTTTCAGTAGTGGCTTTTGGATTAGTAGGGACATCAATGTTAAAGTTGGTTAGGCTAGAACTTTGTCCCTTTTGAAATAGTTTTAGCGCCATTACTCGTCTACCTCCTCAAACCTAAGATAAAGAAGAGTGTCATTATAGTTTGGTAATAAATTAGAAATAAATGGTATATTATTCCTAGCAACTCCCATCATACTTAATTCATGTAACTCTCCCATAAATTGCTTATTGGTTGTTGCACTACCTGTACCCTTTGCCCCACTACCTGTAGCGCCAATAAAACAATCATTCTTTCCAAATGTAAAATCTTCTGCTGTATCAGAATAAGTATGTTGAGAAAATAGATTTCCGTTTATGTAAAAATTAACTGCTTTATCAGTAATATTAAAAACAAAACCAATATGAAATGACTCATTTATGTAAGTAGGTTCTGTATCTGACTTAATATATAATTCAGTTAGGCTACTTAATTGAGTAGAAAAAGAATTTGTTAATACGATTTGTGAAGCAGTAGCAGTAGATATTGTGCCTAATGAAACATAATTAAATCCATCTTTATAGAACATTTCTAAATTATCACCGTTAAAAAGATTAGTTGTTGTATAATCGTTATTTGAATTATCTAATGTTGCCCCACTATGAGAAGTTAATGTTCCAATAAACTCAAACTTTTGCCTTCCTTCCGAATCAAACCCTTTAAGACTATTAGAATTAACATAATTAAATTGTTTAGAAAAGGTAGGAGAAATACACACAGGAGTCTCAAAGGTTTCTATTGCAGCAGTTCCTAATTTAAGAGTTGCTTTTAGTTTAAACCTAGCAGGGTTGTTTTCATTATGCTTAGTATCATTCACTAAAGATATAGTAAAATTATCACTAGTAAATAGTCGCATTTCGTGTGTTAGTCTAGCGGTTCTAGATAGATATATTTCGCTTTGATAATTATTTTTATTTCCTGAGGCATATATCGCTGCTTGTAATGCTGGCATTATTCTTCTATTGTTAGTAATAGTTGGTTGAGTTCTAGAACTATAAGTCCCATATCCGTTTATATCATAAGGCGTAACGATTGCTTCAAAAGTAAATGAACCACTGTGCGACCAAAGACCATAAGCCACATCATCGGTGTTATCGTTATTTGAATTAGTATCGGATATATTATCTTCATAATCTACTTTAACAAATCCATTACATAAAACAGGAAATATCAATGCTCTTTGATTACCTGCTAATATATTATACAATTAATCACCTCATGGTAAAATAGTAGCGACTTGGAAATCCATAGTAAATTCTATTTCTACTGTTTCTGCATTTAGTGTAAAATTAAAATTACGAATAAATCCCGGTAGTCCTTTGGCCGTTTCTGAATCGGGGAATGACGATATTGGAGCAACTACTCTTTGATTATCAAATTCTAAAGCATCTCCTCTAGCAGAAAAATTAAGTGGAACAAATAATTCGGAACTTCTAGCATTATAATTAGAATCTACCTTTGAAGGTATTAATACGACTAATTCTTGAAACGCTTGGTTTATAGCAATACCAGTAGCGTCTACACCCGAAGCAATCATCTGCGCTATTTCAGCACCAGTAAAGTCCCTAGTAATAGCGGGATTTTTTCCAAATTTTTTAGTAATTGGCATATCGGTTATAATCCCCCTTAGGTTTAGTTGTTTATTTGATTTGGCTAGGTCTAAGGCTAAAGTTACTGACTCTCCTGTGGCTAAAGAACTAAATGGAATACCAAACGCAGGTATTGTTTTATCAGTTGTTACACCTACAGAATTCACTCTTAATGGTATAGTGTTTACTTGTATGTTACTACCTTTATACGATTGTAGTTTTAAATATACATAATAGTCTCTTGATGCCATTTAATCACCCTAATGTTCCCGAACCTGTTCTTCGATTCACTTTATTATTTACCATGTTTCCTATTTTATCAGCAATTCTTCGTAGTTCAGAATCCGAAGTATCTCTAGCATTAATTGTAATATTGAAGACATTAGAACTACTTGACATCTTTCTACTTTGGGTGCTACTATGAACTCTACTTCCTCTTGGTAGATTAACTAATTCGGGGCCTCTTTCTCCAACAACGGCCATCCCTCCACTAGAAACACCACCATCTCCAAAGAATTTTAATTTCTTAAACAAAGCACCAACAGCCGCAAATATTAATCCTGCTATAACAATAGGCCAACCGAAAAGTAAACCTAATATAACACCAACTAGTATAACAACTTTACCGATATTCTTTTGTAAGCCTCCTTTCCAATCGGTGAAGAAATTGAATATTCCTCTTCCAAGACCTGCAATAAACCCAACTATTAATGCTCCTAAACCGCCTAATACAGCAATAAAGAGTCCACCCGCTATTTGTAATACGCCCCACACAATAGTCCAAACTCCCATCAATACGCCAAAGAAATCTCCATTCTTAAATGCAGTATATATTTCGCTAATTCCTTCCCATATAGTCGCAAATCCAGCACCTATAATAGCAAATGCGAAAGTAAGTGTTGTTTTTAAGTATTCAAAGGCTTCCATGATAGGTGTTTTTAGAGCATGGAATAAAATAAAGGCCGCAGTAATCATTAAAGTGAAATATAAAGTAAATCTCATAACTGTTACAAAGAACATACCTGCTCCTTTGAATAGTTTTTTCAATCCTCCTCCTATTAGTTCTCGCCATTTAATACCTTTTAATACAGTAAACAAACCCATAGTCATTTTTACTATAGGAGATTTCTTTAGTATATTTTTCATACTATCTCCCTTTTCTCCTCCTAAGAATTCTTTACCACTTCCTATTCCTTTGAAGAATCCTCCTGTCATATCATTAAACATACCGCTTCTACGAAGTCTTTTCTGATTTAGAAAAGTTTCTCTATTAGTATCTCTTCTTTTTTGGAACCTACCCCTTGCGGAAATTAATTCATCTCTAGTAGATTGACTTAAGTTAGAGCCTTGTAATGCTCTTTCTGTATTTCTTAGTTTTTTATCATAGAATTTCATTCCTTTTTTAGATGATTTCATTAGTTCGCTTCTGCCAAATCCTGAAAATGAAGGCAGTAGTGATTTCATCATTTTTAAAGAACCCTTGAGAGAACCTTTTGTATCATCTAAATTGCCTCTAAAGAAACGAACTGCTCCACCTATAGTATTAAAAATAGTAGCGGTTCTATTTAGTAAACTAAAAGTTCCTGCTGGCATAAATCCGTAAAGAAATCTTCTAACGCCCGAAACTTCAAAACCAAATATTCGCAACTGTTCGCTTGAACCTGAAAGAAACCCGGCCAAATACTCTAATGCTGTTCCTGCTTCTCTTGTTCCGCCTTTACCGTCAGTAAACTCTTTGAGAGTTTTGTAGCCAAACTTTACGACTCCCGCATTATCTTTAGCAACTCTTCTAAATATAGTAGTTCTTCTAGTAAAGGCCACTTGTGCTTTTTCGGCTTCTTTTATTGTTTTGGTAGTTTCTTTTACAGTTTCTTTTGAAACATTAAAGGATTTATCTAAATCATCAATTGCTTTTTTCATAGCGTTTACTGCGCCTTGCATAGCATTGAGATTTACTGTCATTCTATCACATCTTTGATTTTTTCATTATTTTATCCATTTCTTCTGCTTGTAGTTCTTCTACTTCCTTATGCACCATTAGTAAGTCTTTTACAAGACTCATTGGCATTTTGTACACTTCCATCGGGCTTATTCCCAAAGCCTTTGAAAGTGAATAAACAACTATGAGAGAAGCAATCTTTGGACTAGATTTGCTTCCTCTTAATGCTCCTCTCACTAGTCGTTTTTTTCCGAGTCCTCTTCAAATGCCGTAAAGGGGTTCGGAAGAATTTCTTTTAATTGATTCCCTATATAGGGAGTGAGTCTTAATACTTCTATTGCTGAAAGACTTGGTTCCGTCTTAACAATAAAATTTTCTACCATGAATTTAAACATAGCATTGATGTCTAATTCAATATCTTGATTCTTAGCATCAATCTTCATCATGTTATTCATGGCTCTATCTACCTCAATCCATGTGGGTTCTTTTACCCATACCTTGAGGTATTCTTCTTGTTCGGGCGCTACTTTTACATAATGTAGCATAGGCTCAGTTAGCGCAAATAGCGCACTTTTATCCTGTATTATTTTCTTATCCATATTTCTCCACCTCTAAACCAACAAACAAACAAACGGTGTTGGTGGAATATTATTTTTTGGTTGTCTTAGGTTTAGTCGCCCTTTTTTTCTTAGCGGGCTTTTCCTCAACAACCTCCTTACTTTTTTCTAGAATCTGTAAATGTTTTGTATATTTTGAAACCACTTAATCACCCCTGTAGAATCCAATGAGTTTTAACTTTACATTCTGCTAGATTTCTAGGCATAACAGTAGTTTCTACTTCAATTGCTCCCTTATCATCGGGTATTGGGAAATTATTTGCCGAAACAAAATAATCCTTAAATTTGAGAGTGATAGATTCTCCATTTGCTTTAGCAAATATTAATTCTATATCTTGAGTAGTGTTTTCTTGAGTTTTTAGTAATTCAGTGTATAGTTTATCATTAGTAACATGGCCATTAAATTGTAATTCATAAGTTCTTTCAGCAGGAATAGCCTCTTGAATGGATTTACTTCCTACACCTAAGAATCTTTTATCTTGAAGATTGTTATTCATGGTTAAACTCATTGTTGTTATCTTTAGGAAACTCTCTCCAAAAATACTGAAGGTTCCATCAGAAAAGAAAAACGGTTCTAGGAAGGTTGGGGCAATACTAGAACTAGTATAGTTAATGAAATCAGTTTCGGTTTCTATGCCCCTTCTTGCTTCGTAAGGTTCTGTTCTTTCTAATGAATGAACATTTCTAGTATTATAATCCATAGTCATTTTAACTTCTTCGTTTGCATTAGCGGTCATTGTTAGAGTATTAACTCTACAACCTCTAGCAATCTTAACAAAGTTTAGGCTCTCATCAGCATTATCTGTTTCTGTTCTGTATGTATTGGTAGTTGTCGCCAGTTTACTGAATACTTGTTCTATTGCGAATGAAGGAAGTAAATCACCATCTTGTTCACCAAAGGTATATTCTATGTGATTCTGTATTAATCCCGATGATTCTGTTGGTTCTGTTAGAACAGTTAAACCAGTAAGAGGATTTGCGCTTTGTGCGGCTAATGCTATTACTGCATCAATATTTGTTCCGCCAGTAGTATTGGCTGTTAAAGTTAGATTTCCACTTCCGCTAACAGAAGAACCTGCATCTGTAACCGAAACTGCCGTAACAATTCCTCCGGCTACGCTTCCCATTGTTTCAGTTGTAGCAGTAGTAGTAGTTTCAGTAATATGAGCAGCACCGACATATCCTCCAGTTTTATTTGTAATAGTTAAAATTGCTCCACTTCTTGTAACAGTTACATCTTTTCCTGCTAATGCTGTTAATACTGATTGTGCTATTTCAGCACCAGTAGCGCTGTTTTGAATTAATACTGTAACTGAATCTTCACCAGTAGATGTTGCTACTGTTGCGCTTCTAGCATCAAATAGTATATCTAAGGTAGTAACTCCATTTGCTCCACTAGGACTAGCCAAATTAATTGTTAAAAATCCACTATTATAGTTTGAGCCACTTTCAGCAGGGAAAGTAACAGTAGAGGTTTCGGCACTTAGAGTAAGGACTAATTCTCCACCAGTAATTGTTAATCCTCCGACACCAGTAAAATCAGTTATAATGGAATTATCTGCTTCTATTTGCGCTCCTGCGTTTGATATTGTAGGAGTTGCTAATGTTGCACTAGCACTTCCTCCAATAATTGCAGGATTAAAATGTGGAGTTGGGGTTGTTAAAATTGCTCTAGTAAATATTGGCCCAGTTTCTACAAATGCACTTGTAGAACCATTTGTTAAAGATACTCCATTTGTATCAATATGGAATTTACCAGTATCGCCCGAATCAACAGCAGTTGCAGTTATACTTCCACTAGCGGCAGTTGTAGTGCATACTAATTCTGTGCATCTTCCAAAGAAGTAATACAAGAAAGAAGCATGATTAGCCACAAATGCAAAATTACCACCACTAGCAGTTTCGATTCCTTTGTATTGGTATGTTTTATTTCTACTTCCTCCTAATGATAGATTCATTTGTTTTGTTTCGACTTCAGTTGTAGGAAATGTTGCACTCTCTACAATACCTAACCATTCATCAGCAAGTAAGTGTTTGATAGTGCCGTCTTTACCACCGGGAGTTGGCGCACCATAAGCCTCAATAACAAAATAATCATTATTTAATACGCTTTTAGCGGCAGGAGAAATATCAACGGTAGTAGCAGTATTTCCAGTTACTCTATGAGAACTTTTGAAAGCGTTAGTTCCGTTAGCGTATCTCTTTATTATACAACCAACATATAGATTATTTACGAGTGAAAAATCTGTTGTGAATGTTGATGAAAATGTTATTGTGCTTAAATCGCCCGTTGTTCCATTCGTTGTTATCGCTATGTCTGTTTCGGGAACAAAAGTTAAACTTGCCCCGCTTCCTAAAAATATGTCTCTATTTACCATTTTATATCTCCCCCTTTTCCTACTTACTTACTTAGGGAATACTTAAATTAAATCGTTTTGCTTCTAAACTCACCTTATATCCGAATAATCTTTTTGCTCGGTCATTACTTTCGCTTCTTGAACCTACAAACAATTGACTGAATTTAGAGCCATCACTTGCAGTATAGCCTTTACGACTACCTTCAAGCACTCTACGCAATATCAAGTATATAGCCCTTAGCCTATCTTTACCATAAGAGGAATCGAAGCCCGACCTTTCATCATGTAGCACTCTAATATGTAAAGTAAAGGAATAAGTTTCATTTCTAATTTCATAGTGAATTGTAGGATATTCTATATTTTGAGAATCTTCAAAAATAACAATTGTTGCCGGAAACTTACCTAAATCAACTCTTTGTGCTTTGTTTGCAGTAATGCTCCTAATGTCAATAACTTCGGGAGTAACTGCATGGGAAGCAGGAATAGTGCCATCAGCCTCTAAAGCAATAGCACTACTAGACCAATTAGAATTAATTAAATCTATGAGAAGAGAGACTTCATCAATGACGATACCTCCTTTTCAATTTCCTTTGTAACATATTTAGCATATTCCTCTTGAGCATTTTGTATTATTTCTTTTTCTGAAAATGAAATATCTATTCCTAATATTTGAGAAAGTTCTTTCATTGCTAATTGTCTTTCTTTTTGTATATTAAGAAATTCTTTCATTCTTTTATTATCAAGATTCATTTTATGCACCTCAATCAATAAAGTAAACAATGTCTGATTTTCCGTTTAGAATGCCCATAGCCTCATTTTTAAGAATATCATATTTTTCTTTTGTAGAAATATTTGCTCCTGTTTCAGTAATTAGCACACTTTGGTCATCATGTCGTATAATTTCAGCCGCAACTAATTTTGTAGCCGCTTCGTGAACAGCCGCAGGAACTCTATTATTTCCAGCCATGTAAGAAACAAAAACTGAATTTCTAGTATGGTACGGATAATCTTGTAAAAAGAATATCCTTCCTTCTTCTCTTAATAGCCAATAATCTCCATTTCTTTTCATATCTTCTTTATCTGTAAATGGTACAACATTAGCCACATTAGGGACACTAATATTTACTGCCGTAAAAGTATAAGTTCCACTATTATTAGTTATTCCCGAACCACTATCTAAAACTACTGTAGTTGCATCGGTGATTGAAGAAATTGTTTTGCTTCCGGTAATTCCTGCTCCTTGAACAATCATCCCAACTGCTAGTTTAGAAGAATCGGCCACTGTCAAGTTTGCCGAACTAAGATTTGCAGTACAAGTCTGCTGTGTCTGTATTTTTACTATACAGTCCGAACCATCGTCCCCCGAAAGTAGGGATGAAATGAGAATGTTAGCCCCATTTCCTTCCTCTTTTTGAGCAAAGAAAAAGTCTGAAACGGACAAACTAGAACTTACTGACGGGTCGGAAACTTGTGTTCCTAATAGGGTCTTTTTAGCACTAGCATTTGTATATTGTCTAATTGAAGGGAATTCTTCGTTAATTAATGAAACTATATCATTAGCACTTGTTTTAACTCCAAAGGTATTTGAAAATTCATTACTGCCTAAATTAGCAACATTGTTTTCTGAAGCCATTGTAAACTCTATACTCTCATTTGGTAATTGTAAAATAATAGAAGTAATATCTCTATATCCTTCTAATAATTCTATTTTTGATTGAGCCGATGCTAGTTCTTTATATCCGCTTCCCGACCAAACTTGTAGAGAAATAATTTTTTGTATCTTCATTTGTCTTAATTGAATAAACCCGACATATCCTCCGAAAAGAGTATTACCCGGTCTATTAGTATATTCAAAGTTATGAATTTCTTTTTTAGTAATAATAGGTCTATAACTTCTTTTTAATTTATCATCTACCATTCCTTCTACTCTTTTAATTATATTACCAACTTGCGCTCTTGTTGGATAAGTAGCAGAAACATCGAAATGTGGAATTTGTAATAAATCAGCAACTTGTATATAATCAGTATAGAAACCAATTCCAGCAGAATAGTCAGGAGTCCCTGCTAAAGCATAGTCACTTGGGGAGGAGGTTATTGACAATTTATATTCCTCCGTCTACCCCAAAATTTCTCAAATATTTTACCTTAGTTCTTACTTCATTAAGATGGTCATTCATTCTATCTTTTTTAATTTCTCCTGCTTTAGAATAATAACTAAAATCAAACTTACCAATCTTTGCTTCTCTAAGTTCTACATTTACTTGTAAGTTTGCGAATGGACTCAACAGTGCCTTTTGTTTTTCTTCTTCACTTCCTTGTGACCAGTCTTTCTTTTTTATTTTAGGAGTTAAAATGTTTAGTTGTAATTCAAGTAAGTTAATTTCTTTTATGCTTTCTAGTTTTCCTTTTAAGAATTTGATATAATCAGATTTTAATATTTCATTAAAAATGTTTTTAGTCATAATAGTCATTTCAAAATTATTAGGAGTATAAAGATTGGCTTCTATGTTCTTCATTACTTTTTCCAAATTCAAGGATTCTTTTACCTCCTTAGCAACATTTACTCTAATAGTTCTTTTACTATACGGTTTATATTCTACTTTAGATTCTACTCCGCTTGTATAATATTGTCCTTCGGGTATAAAACCACCACTACGAATACCTAATTCTTTTCTAATATAATTCACATAATCAGTTCTTAATTGCTCAGCCATACTTTCTGCGCCTAAAGGTTGAGGAGGTATCTCTAAATACAAATCGGGGTTTTCTGAAAATCTTTCTATTTTGAATCTAAAAGTAAGGTTATTTATAAAATCCGGCTGTTTTAATACTTCAGTAGGATTATCTTTGAATGCTTCTAATAAGGTCTGCATAGCAGAAGTATATTCTCCTAACAGTAATGTGATACCAATTGATGATTGTTCAGAATATACTTTGTCTAATCCTTCTCTCTTAAGAAAAGAATCTATATCATAATCCGGTAATTTATTTAAATCTCTTCCGTATTTTAAATAACTAGCGCCTATCATTTCTAAATACTTATCGTTATCAGTAAAAATTTCATATAAAGAATTTTCATTAGCAAATTTTTTATTTTCATCAGTATCTCCACGCAAGTATTCTGCAAACGCTTCTCCATCAGATTCATAAATTTTTAAAGATGACTCGTTATCTTCTAATGTTTCTTTTAAAACCTTAGATAGTTCTTCTTGTAGTTCTTTTTCGGTTTCGTTTCTTCTAGCAGTTGCCAAAGCAATATCTATGTTATCTCTAAAGTTTTCTATATCTGCATCTTCTGATAAAAAAGTAACAAACTTTTCTTTCATTATATTTTCATCACCGGGAAGAACTCTTGTTGATTCCCCAAAACTAAACTGAACAGCCAAACTACATTCCTCCTCACATTAACCATTTAGCCCAAGCCGCAGTTTTTTGTATTGCTCCGCCTAGACCTAATCCGCTTTGTGGGGGTTCGTAACTCATTTGCCCTTGTTGGTCAATCCAATATGGCCTACCATATCCGTCTGTTCCACTAGGAGGAATAGGATAACCACTACCATTATTCATGGCACCATTCATTTGATTAAATTGTTGAGTATTCCCAGTTACATTTGCTAATGCCATTCCTGCTGAAGGTTGTTGCATAGGCATTTGTCCTCCACCATTATTAAATCCTTGAGATTCTAAATATTGTTGTTTAGCCATCTTTCTTTGATTAATTACTTCTGCATTTAAAGCCGCACCAAGTATTGATTGAATATCTAAATCTATATTCTCTTGCGTTATTCTCTCATATTCTCTTAAACATTCATTGTTCAAAGTAATGTTTCCGCCACTAGTTGTAAATTCTAATTTAGCCAACATTTTAGAAACTACTCTTTCGATAACATCTTCCATTAATTTTTCAAAAGCGGTTAGAAAATGCTCTCCGTGATATTGAAAAAATTCTTCAACATGGTTATCTTGTAAAGAAAGTAGATTATTTACATTTTTAAATTGTTGGTCGCTTTGTTGTTGTACAGATGCCAACACTGTTCCGTTACTTGTCCCTAATAGTCCCATTATTATTCCTCATTTTCTTCTTTTTTAGATGCTTCTTTTTTAATGTCATCAACCTTAACTTCTCTATTTATCATTAAATAATTTAATCTATCAGTTAGTATATTTATTTCCCCGACTATCTCTACGGCTTCGTTAGTCGCTGACCTGTTATCCCCTAAAGTTGGTGGCTTTATTAAATAACCGTTTGCCGTTAGTGCCACAATGTCTTGTTTTGATAGGCTAGAAACTGGCCCACTTTTAAGTATTTTAGGCATTCTAGGTTTAAATCCTTTATATTCTAGACCATGTTTTTCTGCTAAAATTTGTTGGTCTAGTATTTCTAGTTGAGTAAATATAGAAGAGTGTTTAGGACAATAAGTTCCCATCAAAGGCCGTCCTTTGATTACCTTATCAAGAGGAATTGGTGGTCTAAGATAATCACCCTGTTCCCAAATATGATGCATTCCACACACTACACACCTATCTTTCATGTTGAACTTTTTACCATATTTAATGAATAAAAACTTTTTAGGTTCTGCGGTTAATACCTTGATATATTCTTTTCTTTGTTTATTTGGCTTTATTGCTAAAGGCTTATACTCGATAATGTTTCCACTAGTTCTTGCTTGCTCTATTGGGTTAAGTAGCGGGTTAAAATTCTGCGGCGCTGTTTGCCCTATTATTTGTTGCTGATACATCTTTCATTCCTCAGTAGTCTTTTATCATCGTCATTACGCCTCTATATACCATTTCCGGGTCTGACTTTGCTGATACTATATATTTGAAACAGGGTATTCCTTTATCGTTAAGTTGTCTCATTCCATACTTAAAAGGTTCAAATATTTCATGTTTGTCTATAGTTTGGTCTTTCTCCAATGGATATTTTTCTCCCCATATGTCGAATTTGTTCGCCCAAATACCTACAGCCATAGGGTAATCCGAATCTTTTTTCTTTCTACCAGTAGGCCAAAGATTAGAAACAATAGTATCTACTAAAAATTTCCATGCTACTTGATGGTCTAAATTTGAATTGTTGTCTAAGTGTCTATGGTCTATCATAAAAATAATATATTTTACTCTACGCTTTTGCATATCTTTGACCCATTCTTTCCAATAAATCGCTTCTCCTCCTATATCAGCGCTCTTGATTGTATGTGAGTCTCCATCTATTTTAACATTTTTTCTTGAAGCCCTATGTAATCCAACAGTTCTTTCATTAATTTGAGGAACTTCTCCTCTTGTTCTAAGTTGATGACTTAAAGTTGTTTTACCAACCATTGTCGCCCCATATACTCCAAAATTAATTGCGTGAACTTTCTTCCAAAAACCAATTACTGCTTCACCAACTAATATAGCAAAGCCTGTCATTAAAGACATTCAATGCCCCCATAAAGTTTTAACTCCGTCTATAATCCAACCCATTATATTTATATCAAATACTCCCATTATATTACCAACAAGAAACATAGAAAGAGTAGTAAAACTACCCCAAAACCATGCTCTCATTTTCAAAAAGAAAATATCTGCTGAATGCGCTCTTGTTTGATTATAAGCATAATCGGAATCGCTAAATCCCATTAAGTCTCCAAAAACCATCTACCCACCTCATTGTAAAGTGGCTAAAAATTCATTCCCTACGCTATTATCATCTTCTTGCATAGTCTGTTGAGGAGGACTATAAAATGGATTATTAGAACCGTATTGTCTTGCGCTTTCACGCATTTTTTGTCTTTGTTGTTCGTCTCTAGCCTTTCTTTCCCAATATGCGGCAATCTTTCTATCTAGTAGCCACATCTCTATTTTATCATTAAGTGCTAAATCAAATAATGCTTTCATTACCATTATTGCACCTATTGTTCCTAAACCAAATAGAAGCGAATGTGCTAGTGCGCCATATGGGAATCCTGTTCCAAATTGAGCATAAGCAAATACATTTGTTCCACTTAATGCTCCAACAAAAAGTATAGTCATTACTAGTCTAGTGTCTGTATTCAAAGCCGCCAAAAAAACACCTCAAGAGAATTCTATGGTAATTGCTGCCGCTTCATTACTTCCGGTAGATATAGAAGCAGTAAGTCCATTACTGCAAATAACACCATGCATATCAAATTCAGCAGTAAATGGATAACTACCGCCAACAATTAGTCTAGCCACTTCTGTTCCACTAGCGGCTGATGCATTATCAAACACTCTAATTGTTGTAGCGGCTGTATCTGTTGCTACTGCGTGAATAGAAACAAATTTACATTGTCCTACAAATACAGTATTTGTTGCTGTTGTTAAAACACCGCTACTTCTACAACTCGTTCCCATGTCATTCCCTCATTCGACTGTTGTGAGCCAAGACTCTTAACAGTTTCTCCTTATTCGGCCTTTTCAGCCTTTACGGATTTTTTTGGAGTTGATGCTTTTTTTGCTCTTGTCTTCTTTTTTATCGGAAGAAGGAGAGAAGATAGAGTAGATGCATCTACTTCCTGTCCTAATACTCTACTTAGAGTAGGTAATAGTCTAGAATCAACATTAGATACATCCTTTCTATCTTCTTCGCCAAATACAAACATTAGGTTAGAATCCTTTATTCGCAACAAAGCCCATTCTACAGGGACATCAATTGATTCTCTTCTCAAGATAATACCAAAAGGTG